AGCCCCAGAATGTAACTCGCCATTGGGCATTTTGTGAGAACCACCTTTATGGAGACTTCCATCTTTTTTGTAGTGATTAACGCCTTTCATCAGGATATTCTCCGTGTTGAATCATGTGTGCTATGTCTAACGCCCTCTGACCCACCTGAGAGGCCCACAGAGAGTTTAAAAACTCCATTGAGGCCTCTGGGTAGTCTTTTGTTTCCATCAGCTTAAGGGCCATTTTAAAGCCTCTGAGACGGGGTAAGCCAATATTGAAGCAAATATTAATCATTGCGTCTTTACGGACTCTATCTAAATCATCATAGAAACGAAAGGCATTGGTTAATTCTTCATCAGTTCTTTGGATGTCATTAGTCAATAGGGTGTAAATTTCAGAATCAGAGAGTCCTATACCTCCATCCTCGTCTATATTACGCCCTATTCCTATAGTCCACTTACCAGCGGGGCATTTATAAGCAAATTTCTTAACCCCTTCATGTTTGGCTATTTGGTCAGCTAATCTATTCATTATGTATTGACTTTATAATTTGCAAAGCGTGAGCCAAGTTTAAAACAGCTTGAGAACGCTGCATTGACTCTGGCCCATCAGTTACACAGGATTCAATGAATGCTGCTTCAGAAATAATTGCTTGTAACAACTCTTCTTGATAATGCTCAATTTTACTCATAGGGTTTTAACTCCTAGTTAGTCTACAATTTCACCCTCAATGTCCCGAACGCTAGATTCTATGCGGTCTATAGAGGATACGTTAATTTGAATTACTGGCTTTTCATTCCCTTTTGTTTTATCATAATGGCTTAAAGGAGCCATTCTATCCATAATAAGTTTCCATGCTGCGGCCTGATTCTTGTGTTCTGGGTCTTCGGCAGCCTTAACAATGGCATCTATAACGTGTTCTATCCTATTAGCGGATAGGAGGCGTTCCTCAAGCTTCTTAATGGCAGTCCTCATACCTTTAGGTCTACCTTTAGCCTTCTTACCCTCATCTTCCCATTGTTGCCTAGTTAACAACCTATCAGGTTTACGGGGTCTACCCCTCTTCCGTTTAGGTTCTTCTTCACTGCTAATACCATCTAATGTATTTAAATCACTCATTAGCGAATAATACCAATATTTAGCGAAAAATACCAAAAAGTATAACTTATTGATAAAAATACTATTTTGTCGCTTTTTTGAAATTGGCCTTTTGCAAATTTGGGTGGGTACTATAATAATTACGACACGCTAGCTCCCTCCCCGCCTCCATTTCAGCACCCCAGCTCACCGAACGAGCGTTCGTTCTACGGAAGCACTGTATAAACGCACAGCCTGGATGGATACACAGTAGTAGTGTGAGGGTTTATATGGCTACCAATACCGTACCTAATACATCGCTCACATCACCCGAAAACCATATACATCTATAAGCAATTCCCACCAATAAACTACTGTATAAAAACACAGTAAAAATAATCAAAATAATTCTGGACAATAGCTATTGTTTATCATAATATGGTTATCACTACTTAGGCAGGCCACTAACAAAAGGGGATAGAAAAATGTTCACCATTAAAATACTGCTTAATAACTTGAATCCGATGCTCAGACTATCATCAGTAGATGATATACCTTTAGCCGGCTCTAAGCATAACATTCTGCACAATCGCCAAACAATTCGACACAATGGCAAGCGTTATATATGGAGGATTAAATAATGATTAAGCTTTCAAAACCATCAAAAATGCCGTGTTATTCATGGTCGTTGGTAGCTCGCGATACTTGCCCTGGCTCCATAGAAAATGGTGAATTAGTACCAGCTTGTGCGGGATGCTATGCAGCTGGAGGTAACTACAGATTCCCTAATGTCAAAGCACCCAGAGTGCATAACAAAGAAGACTGGAAACGTGAAGATTGGGTTTCAGATATGGTGCAAGCCTTAGATAATAGCCGTTATTTCAGATGGTTCGATTCAGGTGACCTATACTCTGTCAAGCTTGCCGAAAAGATAAAGCTTGTAATGGAAAAGACTCCATGGGTTAACCATTGGTTGCCAACCCGCTCTCACAAATTTAAAAAGTTTCACAAAGTATTAGCCGATATACAGGCATTACCTAATGCAGTAGTAAGATATTCCAGCGACTCTGTAACGGGTGAAACAATAGCTGGCGAAACCACTAGCACCATTGTCCCGACACCGGAACATGCCAGCGATTCAATGACGCTATGCAAAGCCTATGACAATGACGGCAAATGCGGCACTTGTAGGCAATGCTGGGATAAATCAACGAAAGTTATTGCTTACCCGGCACACGGAAAAAGCATGGCGAAAATTGTCAATAACATAATAGCGAGGGGATAAACGCATGAAAACATTCGATTTTATTAGTGACTCTGGGCATGGATGGATTAAATGCCAGAAAAGTCTTCTAAGCAGTCTAGGCATAGCCGAAAGGATAAGTACTTATAGCTATATGATAGGCGACTATGCTTACCTAGAGGAAGATTACGACGCGAGCATACTATGCAAAGCACTAGCAGATAGCGGGATACAGTTTAAGTTTCGGGAAAGGCACTGCGAAAACCGACAAAGCAGAATCAGAAATTACCAGACCTATCGGAATAACTAGGAGGAAACCATGATTGATTTCGAGATAACAGATAACGGGGAAACCAAATACCTTACATGGGCAAAGCTATGCGAGTTTGCAGGGGCTAAACTATACCAACCAAGCACTCCAGAATTAGCGTCTATCAAAATGCAATTAGCCAAGCAATGGGACTTAGAACCGGATAACGTGGTTGTTAGAATGAACCAGCAACCAATACTGTGAGGATACCATGAATACAATCAATAAAAAGAGGGTAAATAAATGAACATTAGACCAATTGCATCAAACCAAACTGAGCTCACAACAACGGCGGGGACTGTCATTCTGTTCTCATACCAGACGCCGGTTGCCGCATTACTGCCTTCTGGAAGATATGTCAGAACCTCTAACTGGTACAGCCAAACAACCACAAAGCATATCAATAAGTGGCTCTGTGGTGTCTCTGCCGATGTAGAGGAAAAGCCAGAGTCATTCTTTCACGGCTTGACTGCTTAATTGTAAAAGAGCGCCCCCAAATACGGGGGCTAAATCCAAGGGGAAAGGGGAATTATACCATGAATCTATCATTTAGCGTTACTGAGTCCGAATACAAGACACTACACGCGCTTATCTTAGTTGCGCATAATAATTTACACACCGACTTAGACAATATGGAGTTATCAGATACCGGAGCATATGTTCTAAGCAGGCAAATGGAAGTATTAGAAAATTTAAAGAGGATAATTAACAATGAATAAGAAAAGAAAAGAGCAAATAGAAGAGGGGATTTACGCTTTTTTGTGTTGCGTTATTGCACTAGTTATTACTACATTAATTTTCATTAATATATAGGGGGTTATATGCCGAAAACTAATTACAAACTAAAACCAGGCGGGAGAATCTGCAAGTGTCCAACCTGCGGAGAGGCATTTTCAGGGATAAAAGCATTTGATATACATAGGGTAGGGGTACATGCAGAAAATCGCTCCTGCATACGCCTGGGAGGCTCTGACAGGCATATAATCACCACGCCGAAGGGTAAGCATAAGACATTAGTGCTTGAAACCCTGCCAAGGGGTACATATTGGGGAATTTTAAATGAGTAAAGCAGAAACCATTCTGGAGCGGCTAGAGATGGTGAGAAAAACTGGCAGTAACAAGTGGATTGCTCGCTGTCCTGCCCATGATGACGGGACGCCTAGCCTGTCAGTAACTGAGATTGAAAACGGGAACCGAGTTTTAATCCATTGTCATGGGGGATGCGGGGCATTGGACGTGCTTCAGTCTATTTCGCTAGATTGGTCTGCGCTATATCCAGATGAACAAGAGAGCTATCGCCCTATGTGGCGGTCTAATACTGAGCAGAAAGCCATTGATGACATGATAATCGCCATTGCTCAGGCTAGGCGCGACAAGGGCGAAAGGTTAAATGAAGTTGATAAACAAGCCCTAATTCAAGCAAAGCTAAGGACTCTAGGATAAATCGGACAAAAAATATAAATTTGTGTCCTTGACATGATATTATTTGTATGCGCCTAGCTGCGGGTAGCTCCCGTAGTGAAAACAGCCACTCTCCCTGCTGGCGCATTCTAATTGGGGAGACTTACTTGGAGAGATTTATGAACTTCTATCCGTTCCATATTGGCGATTTTAAATCGCATACAGACCACCTGTCCCCAATTGAAGATATAACCTACCGGCGATTGCTGGATTACTACTATCTTCATGAAAAGCCATTGCCAGATGATGCCGATTTTCTATCTAAGCGAATTAGGCTAGACGACATCCAAGCCATCCAATATGTGCTTGCTGAGTTTTTCACGCTAATTGACAAGCATTGGCACAGTTCACGCGCCGATGCAGAGATTGCCAAGTACCAAGAGAAGTCAATAAAGGCCAGAGAATCAGCAAACAAGCGTTGGCAATCGGGTGGTAATGCGAACGCAATGCGAACGCAATGCGAAGGCAATGCTACCAATACCAATACCAATACCAAGACCAAGACCAAAGGTTTTATTAAGCCCAACCCTAATGAAGTTGAGAACTATGCACAACAAATAGGATTCTCGATTGATGGTAATTATTTCTGCGATTACTACGAAGCCAGAGGCTGGCAGCTAAATACAGGGCCAATGAAAAGTTGGAAAGCTGCGGTTAGAACGTGGAAAAGAAACCGCAGAGAAGATAAAGAATTTAAGCCGAGGGAGATTATCATATGAATATCCCCCATAATGTTTCGTTCGCCGACTACATCTCAATTATTGCGGAATCTGAGGCCCAGGAGATACACCATGCAGGGCATTGGAGGGAGCAGATACATGAAAGGTCAAAGAACCTTGAGCTGTCAGGTGACCTTTTGCCCTGGGCTAAAGTAACGGGTTTCAAGCTAAGGCCCAACGAGATTTCGCTGTGGTGTGGTATGTCCGGTCATCGAAAATCAATGATTCTTACCGGCCAAGTCGCTTTGTCTTTAATGTGCCAAGGCAAGAAGATTGCTATTGCCTCTCTTGAAATGAAGCCAGAGGAAACACTTTGGAGGATGTGCCAGCAAGCAGCAGGGCTTACAGTAGGTCAACCAAGTCAGGAATTTATTAATACTTTCATGGACTTAGCTGATGAATATCTTGTTATCTATGACCAGTTAGATTCTGTGAAGACTGAGAAAATATTAGGCTTTGTGAACTACTGCGGAAAGGTTTTGGAGTGTGACCATATCATGATTGATTCCCTGGCTAAATGTGGGATAGGACAAGAAAATAGGGATGGTGAGGCAGACATTATCAATCGGCTGGCTTGGTCTGCTAAACACTTAAATACTCACATCCATTTAGTCTCTCACGTGCGAAAGCCCCAGAGCCTGGGTGAGGAATATATCCCTACAAAGTTTGATGTCAAAGGCTCAAGTGCCCTAGTTGACTTAGTTGATAACCTAGTTATCTGTTGGGCTAATAAGAAGCGGGAGTCACTGAAAGAA